GATACAAGGGTGAACGAAGCCCTGCCTTTCTAGAGAGGGTGAGTAACTGCAGAAGATCCTCAAAGTTGAAGAAGAGCATGACATAGCCCTTCTTCATCTTATAGTTGCGAGGTCGCATTGTTTGAATCAATCTAGCAATCAGACCCACAGGGAGCTGGGTTACATGAAACAATTCCTCCAAAGTCTCACGATAGGCTGTTTCCAAATAGGTCTCAGACCCTTCCTTGTGACCACCAATGCCTGTGATTCCAGGTCGTTTCTTGTGAGGCTGGTAGCCTGCAAGTATGTGTCGCCCATCAGTAAAGACGCATCCTGCACCCATATGCTGAGGGTAAACAGGATGCTGGATGGGTTCAGGCACTGGACGAAAGAGCCTTAGAAGCATGGACATTGTGAAAGGTGTGCGAAATTTAGTGAACATACCATGTTCAATTTTACTAATCTGTGAACATGCGATTGGCGATACCATTCTGGAAGCGGAGCCAATTCAATCCAACACAAAAGACTTTGACTTCCCAGGCTGCGGCACTTCCATCCGGATTTCTGGGAGGTCTGACATCCAGTGTCAACCGCAAATTCTGGAGACGAGATGCGTTGATCGTTCCTGTGGGTTGGTGCACATCTCCTGGCCATTTTGCAAAGGGGTATCCATAGATATACTGGTTGTAAGCCACAATACCTCCACGATGGTGTCGCGCAATGAGTTGGCGGAAGAATTGTTCTTCTGCTTCTAGAATTGTAATTCCGTTGGCCTGAATCTGTGCAGAGACCATCATACTTTGACGGGGATTGTAGGTTTCATTGTAGTCTTTGTTAAGAACACTAGACCAATTGGTCCATTCATTGTTGTTGCTCACGTCCTTGCGTCGGATAAACCATAAAATTTCTTCAATAGGATGGTTCGCTTCTAAGGGGAGTTGAATCCGAATGAGATCTTCTTGATTGGGTTTGGCAATGACATATTTGAGAGGTTCCTCAAAGAAAAATGTCTGGATCTGGCGATACAAAATTTCAAACGGTTCTCGTAACATTGTGCTTCTTACAGAGCCATCCAACATCGCACCCCAGGTAACCAATCGGACATTCTGCAACATAGGTTCTGATTCGCTGGTTTGTGTAGGGACCACTTGCGTAAAGGGAACTGTTTTATCTAACAAATTGATGGTCGTATTGATCGGAGTCGCATCACAGGAATCACGAAAGCCTCTTGCTTGTCTTACAAGATCTACAAACGGTCGCAATGTGATGTGAATGCGGACTGTTCCTTCGCGACATGCAATCAAAGGAAGACCTTCCTTCATGCGTGTTCGTTGGAAAAACAAAGGCAACACACAATGAAGAAATCCAGATTCTGTAGGGAAGACGCGATACTGAGGCCAATTCAAAATCTGGGGAAGTGTTGCAATACCAAGATGATCCACACCGGGACCGACTTGCGTATTCAAGTCTGGATACAGCGCACTAAAGGTTGTTAGCAAGTCTCCATCCACTGTTTCAATCGTGGTTCCGTCAATTTCCAACTCCACTTTCTGCAATAAAATCTGACCCATGGCATTGGCATAATACCAGGCTTCACTGGGGGTTTGGTATTCCAAGGATTGGTTCTGGAGTTTTAAGACAGTGGTCAAATCAAACCAGCTTGTCAGCTGCAACTGCAAGACAGCGCCCAACAAAAGATCGCCATTTGTCTGAGAGGTTACATCAAAGGTAAACCGCTGACCAAATCCAGCGGGACCTCTGTATTGGAGATCTTGAAGAACAGGCACATAGGGCATGAATCGTCTGTCTGCATTTCTAGCAAACCAACTTGCATTGGCTTTGAGAGGAAAATAAGCATTGTCTTGTGCATCCCGATCTGCCAAGTCTAGGAGTGTTGTTATATCTCCTGCAGGTCTTTGAAAGGAACCAGCCATCTGCTACTAAAGTGAGCTAAAGTCGGTGGTTTAAGTATATCTAGAATGATTGGTCTTCTAGCAATTTTGTGGGCAGCTTCCACACTGGCACAAGTGACAGAACTCAATCGCACTCAGTATCTAGGTCGCTGGTATCAAGTGTATGCAGATTTGTTCGTAGATGCCACCTTTGAGAATAGTTCCTTTTGTGACACTGCCGATTACGCTGTGTATCCGAATGATACGATTTCCGTATGGAATCGTGAACGCCAATACAATGTAACAGGCCCCGAGCGACAGATTTTTGGATGGGCAGCTGCGGAGGATCCCAGCAAACCTGGGGAACTGACTGTACATCTTCAAACGACAGGATTCGGTGCACCGTATTGGGTCTACCAACTGGGTCCTGTAGTGAAAGACCAATATGAATACAGCATTGTCAGTGACCCGTTGAAGCTTTCGTTGTTTGTGCTAGCCCGGAATGTGACTCATTTCATGGACAAATACAATGACAATGTCACCAATTACTTAACGGAACAGGGCTTTACCAATCTTGTAAATTCACCCATTTTGACTCCGCAGGAGGGCTGCGAATCTTGGGAGATCTAAGTAGTAGGAAATGAATACTTCCAACAATATTCCACAAAAAACAGAACTTGAAACTACAAAAGCAGAATTACAAGCTATCAAAGAAAGAGATCAAGCGTTTTTGAGAGACTTTGATACGTTTAATAAAAAACTGGATACATTATTTAATGAATTAAAACAAAGAATAGACAAAAATGAATTTAAAAACAAAGAATTTTTAAAAGCATTTCAGGAACAATTAAATGAAAAGCTTAGTCTAGAAAGAACAAATCTTTACAAGACTTATCCAGAAAAATATGAGATCTATGAGGCAATTACAAATACCGAGGTAAATTTTGAAGATCTTACAAAAAGAATCCAGATATATAATGCGAAACCTGAAAAACGTGCTGTGAATTTTTATCCAAAGTTTCTTAAGAGTCAAAGACCAAGGCGGTCATCCTTCTCTTTCTTTGAGAGTCTGTCCAATCCCTTTCGGAGAACAAACAAGAATAAACCGAGATCACAATCCTTTGGTGGCAAACACAAGAACAAAACACGAAAGCATTAATTCCCAAACCACAAAGTGGCTCTATAGTTTTCAGTCACCATACAAGCCCAGGTCTCCACAATGCTGTGAAGAACTGAGTTTTTGCTTCCCACAACAATGTCATTCAACTCAATATACAACGTGGGCCGATCGGCTGTTGTAAAATTCACAGATCCCTCAGGTTGTCTTGCAAATGGCTGACGTCTGGACCTGACATCGCCGACCGTCCAGTTCATAATGGCGAAGGGGAGACCTGAATCACGTTCTTCTTTGGCGTGTTTGACCAGTTTGTCCCAGACAAGAGGTGAAAACAAAGTCTCACGATCTTTCCCTGCAATGACCAGCTTCATATTGTTGTAGAATTGACCTCCTGAGATGTCATTTGAGATATTCCACAATTGATTGGCCCGTATGGCTGTCTGGGAGCGAAAGAAATTTACGATGCGGGCTGCAGGATGTGTGCCTTCTAACCTCCGTGTTATGGCAGCAACAGCGCCTCGTTCAATGGGAGCATAATCGTATTGGTTCTGTGTAAAGATATTTTCGTAGACGCGTTCAAAGGGGATTTCATTACGCACCTGCTGCAGACCTAACCGTGTTTCTGCATCTGTGTAGACGTGGCGGGTTTCCAGCAAAATTGAGGGAGTTTGAATTTCTTGCAAAGGTAACGTAGAAAATGTACTCACAGGTCCTGAAGCGCTTGATCTCATCAACCAGCCAGTTTGGTTCCAAGGCTGGGGTTTTGCCCTTCCATCCGAAGCCTCCACCAGGTCTTCTAGCTTTCGCAAAAAACAACGAATCCGGTATTGTTGTTGGGGTATACAGCAAGAAGGAAATCCCCCATCATCAAGACTTTGACATCCAAATAAAGGTAAGGGGAGGCGTAATAACCCAGGTGTTGCATTCCTCTGAATTGCCAGTGCGGACCCAGAATGAAGACTTACCAGACGATTATCTAGAAATGCTGAGTTCAATGTTCCCCTACTCCGAGATGTTGCCCAAAGGGCATCGCCACTGAATTCCTGCAACAAGATATTGTCTTGGAGCAACTGGATTTTCTCAAAGAGGAAAAACCCAATTCCATTCGTATAGCCATAGGAAACACCTGAAGCATCCGTGATGACAGAGGTGGGATTTGCTGCAGCTTGCGGAGGAGGCAACCAAGATGGAAGTGTGATCAGGAGCGTGGGTTCTACAAACAAATCTCCTGCGATTTCCACTTGAAACTCAAAGGATCTGCCAAAGCCTGGTTGATTGAGCGGAGGTAAGCGTCTGAGTTCTGCAATCTGAGGAGGAACCGGATTGTAGCGATTGTCAAACAAATTTTTTGAATCTTTGCTGTCTTCCACAAAATACACGTCTTTGTTTCCACGAGCCACGAGCTCGTATAATGCACCCTCAATACTATAGGAAGTGGAGGACATTCCTTCTTCTTCCTAGAGTCTTTTTAATGTTTAAATGAGTAGAATGGACTCTATAAAATATGAAAAACAAAGAGTTTTATGGAAAAAGTTAGACAAAGAGATTGGCCACAACTATTGGAAACGCTATGTCGCCAGTGCGTTTTGGTCTCAAATCTCAACCCCTATTAATTTAACCATTACCTTTTTGACAGCCATTTCTACAGCACAAGCCCAGCAAGATGGTATCCTTTCTCATGATCTCTTTGCGAAACTAACAATTATAAGTTTGGTGATCACAACACTAAACACATTTTTCCGACCTCATACACAATATGCTGCAAACAAAGAAAATATGAACAAGTGGAAAGAAATTGGCATACGATTTGAAAAAGAGTATTTTAATCGTCTTGAAGATAAATCAGAAACATCATGTGATCAAAAAATAATAGCGTATACAAAACTTCAAGAAGATGTTGATACCTTACGAAAATCAGAAGGAACAGAATTAGTGAATTTTTTAACTGATTTTCTCTATTTTATCGCCCATACCACCTGTTTACGAAGCTATAAATGCTGGTTAGATATGGATAGAATGATTATTAAAGAAGTAAAAAAAGAACTTATTTTGGAAAAGATTCAGGAAGAGGAAGAAAAGTCAGACTATCGTATCCAAATGGCAAAGTTAGAACAAGAAGAACAAAAGAAACTTCAAGAACTTACAAAAAAAAATGAAGAGGAAGCACTTGTGACTTCTAATCTTTTCAAAGACACAGATAGAGCATGTCAATCATTCGCAACGCGGGTGGAAATACAGTAAACATGTATAGACGAAATATTTTTACAAAAGAGCAAATCCAAACGATTTGTAATATTCCTGAAGTCTCTTCTGCTCACACAAAACTTTCATGCCAACAAAGTGTTTCTTTTACAATTCCACTGAGTCAACCATTACGAGAGGCTCTCTTTACTGCCTTTCAACTGAATCTTCCTAATGTAGAAACATTTCCCTGCCGATGGATAAAAGGAGACACTCCAGCCCACATAGACAGAGGCCAACGGTCTTTTGAAAGTACCTATTTGGTTTACTTGACAGATGGAGAGGGAGAATTTCGTATAGGAGATGAATCCTATGGTATAGAGGCAGGAACTGCATTTTCCTTTTCAGAAGGTGTGTCACACGAAGTCACAGGAACAAATGGAACATCACGACTTTTGTTGGGCCCGATGAGTGAATTTGGGTTTGCGGTTGGAGGCGGTGGATTGTCAGCAGATGGTGCCACCACAACTATCTACATTCGTCAAGATCCAGATACATTAGAGTTTGAATATCGTTTGAATGATGAAGATTGGAACAACTTTACCTTTGCAGCATCATCCGTTGAAAATACAAATGCGAGTCCATCTACAAATATTTTAAAAGTTATTTTTACAACGAATTTAATTTTGGATAATACTGAACACTACTTTGTTTGTGCATCCGATGGAATCCAGTTTGGTAGCACATCCTTAGACTCCAATGGACTACGTAGAAGTATTAGTATTGAAGGAGTTACAGGGTATCCTGGATTTATACAGAATGGCTCATCTGAAGATTCTGGATATAGTAATATTTCAATCTACAATCTCGCAATCTCTCAAGATGGTAGCCTTTTAGCAGGATTTGGAGGTTGGATAGCCCAATGGTATTTTGGGCGAGATGCTACAGAGAATTACATTATAAATTGTTCTTCAGAGGGTGATATTTCTAATCTTGGAGGAGGGATTGTGGGACTCTATGCGGCCTACAAAGATACAGCATCATCTACTTCCCTTTACGTGATTGGATGTAGCAGTAGTGGATCCATTGGTATAGCTGCGGGTGGAATTGTAGGAGGAAGATGTGGAAATGGAAGTGGGGGCAGTTGCACTGTAGAGCAGTGTTGGTCAACAGGGACAATGAACTATTATGCTGGTGGTATTGTGGGTCAATATGCGGGACAGTATTCTGGAAGTGTAACTATATCCAAATGTTACAGCACTGGAGCTCCTATTGAAGGGAGTTTGTATGGAGGAGGCATCTGTGGTTCGTTTGCGGGATTTGAATCGGGTTCAGTCACTGTAGAAAAATCCTATAGCACTGGCACTATTATGACGGACGGTGGTGGTATTTTTGGAAGCGAAGCTGGATCTTCAGATGGAACAACCACAGCTTCCAACTGTTATTCAAGTGGCACAATCACAACAGATGGAACAGGTATTTTTGGCAGCAATAAAGAAACAGGAATCGCAACAAACTGCTATAGTGCGGATGGAAGTTGGAGTGATGCTACCGCAAATACGAATTTAACAGGTGTTCCGAGTGGAGATGAGCCTGGAAATACTTGGGCAAGTCCAGGTCTTAATAGTCCTTATGAGCTTGTAGGAATTGGAGCAACACCTTACCAACTACAAACGATTGCTGACAATTCGCTCATCCAAATCTATTCACAGACAATTACTGCTGGTGAGGCTACTATTGAAGCGATCAATGCGGATGCATCAGGAAATGCCTTTACAATTCTTAAAATTGTAGGTGGAGATGAAGATTCTCATACCACAATTCTAATGAGTCAACAAACAGGCTCTATATCAACTACAGTAGCAACGGCTCCTGGAACTTATACCTTGACAGTGCGAAGTATAGGAAGTTATTTTATCACAACTTTTGTATTGACAATCAGTGCTGATGCCTCTTCCTCAGCAACAACTACAGGATGTTGCGTTTCCAGCATTGATGAGCGCGGATTGAGTTATGCACAAATCATTGATTACAAAATTGGTAATCGCCTCATTGTGGAACATCAACAAAACCCCAATCTGAAGTTTGATGGATATTCTCAGTATACCAAATACAAAATGGCCCAAGGCTCACGGAAGATCTAAGGATTCAAAGGAAATGCTTCAAACAACTGAAGAAACGTAGAGTTGTAGAATCCTGAAATGGGAGCCAAGCACTGACCTGTGTAGTTCTTCGCTCCAAACAGACCAAGTTCTCCCTCACAGGAACCATTCGTAGAAGTGAAGACATCCATTAAAAACACCTGATCCGTGGCAAAGATCTTGGTATCCCATCCAGCTCCAGGATAATTCGGTGCAAAGGAATTGCCGACACAACTGTTGTTTGCACTTACAACACTAAAAGGAAGACCTCCATCCGAACAATCGGCGTGGTCATGTGCTACAATGTTATAGGTGGTATTCATTCCCTCGCAGGAATCCACATCTAGAATCTTTGTATAGAAGTCCTGGGCCAAGGTGCACTTGGTTGTGACAGTAAATGTCTGATTCACAGGATATAAAGCACAAGTAGCAGAATCTGTCGCATTGTAATAGCGAACCTGGAGTTTCTTTGGAGAACAGCTCTCCAGATACAACGCGTAGGCAGTAGATGGACTGGTCCAGGTGCAGACATCCGAAAACGCCAAGACAGGCATGGCTAACTCGGCACACTGAGGATCGGAGTAGGTGCCAAACATAGCTGCATTCGCAAGACCTAAGACAAACGCAAGACGCCAAAGCATTCTCTCCAATGACTTCGCGCCTTTCGTTAAGGTTCCTCAAATAGGAGGCATCAGTTCTTCTTCTGTATCCGCGCGATTTCGCCGAGTGCAGCAATCATACCATTTCTGCCTACACTTGATCCGATCTCGTTGGCAATCCGCACAATTGCGTCTACAATCACGACGAGGACGACAGGAACAAGGAAAGAGGGCTGTCAAGAAACAAGTTAAGCCACAACCCACTAAAGATAAGGCTAATAAGATTCCTAGAACGCCATCTGTTGTATCTCCGTATTCCATTGTGTTGTACCCTGTGCCATAGCTTTAGCCACAAACAATTTTTACGAGTTCCTGCTTGGCCAACTTATCACAGGTGCACCAGGAATTTGTCTGTGATTTTGGTTTAGGATTATTCCATATCAAAGAATTATTTTAGAGCTTGTAAAAAATGCCCATACACTTTCATTGCCTCTTTCATTCCCTTGGTTTGGAACTTATGATGTTTTGCCCTGTAGAACATGGTAATAACCACCTGTCTTTGATAGGCTTTGGGCTTCCCTCGTAACCGTTTGAGTGTCTGTCTGGCTCGTTCTGCAGTTCCGTATTGGGCTTTGACTTTGGAAGGACCTTTCGGGTTGTCATTGAAGAGACGATGACCTACCTTGCGTGTTTGCATCCTACTGTCCCCCAGAAATTGTCTCACAGGTCAAGCAGACATTGGCGAGGAAGCGAGGCAGCATGTCATTGTCGTCTGCGAGAATGCGAATCGCTCGGGCCATGGTAGAAGCCTTCTGACTACTGGCCTTCATCAGAATTGCCTTCATATAGCCCAGGATGCACATCTTCATGGTGACCACTTCCTCCTTGGTGAGATCCTTCAGCATCTTAGAGGACTCCTTCCAGTCGCCCTTGCTGACTGCTTTGCAGACTGCCAAAGTATCAAACTTGCCGATCGTAAAGTTTGTTACGGATTCCGTGGCAGGAATTCCACTGAAGAACTTTTCTGCAGCTTGGAGGACCAATCCAGGACTGCTCACGGAATTCACATACAGGGCATCATAGAGCGGCTTGATGTCCTCCACAAAGGCGGCCTGTTCTGCAGCCTTCTCCAGCAACTCATAGGTCTCATCCGTCGTCAGTCCCTTCGGAGAGACCATATAGGCTCTTCTCTGAAGTGCAGGGATGATCTTGGTAAGATTGGAAGTGCAGAAGATATAGTAGACATGCTTGGCGACGTCTTCGGTTTCGGTCAAGAGAGCATTTTGTGCTGCGTTCGTGAGTTGGTGTGCTTCATCCAGAATCACCACCTTGCATTTGGAGGGAGCCATAGGCATGTAGCGCATGGTTTCCACCAAGGATCGGATATCATCAATGCCGTTTTGGTTGGCGGCATTGATTTCCTTGATGTCGTATTTCT